TAAGTGAACTTAACTACAACAAATGCTTTATTAGGTGATGTTGCCTTATTCTGTGCTAAAGAATTAGGTGTTGACCAATATAATGTAAGAGTTATTATTAATGAATGTTGTCTTAAACACGACAATGCTTGGGGTTGGTGTTATGATATCCACGATAATGAGGTAGATATTGAAATTGAACAATCATTATCAGACAAAGATAAGATAATTACATTATGCCATGAGATGGTTCATGCATGGCAATTCTCTCAAGGTAGAGAATCATGTGAAGATGAAGCAAACAAATTAGAGGAGACATTATACAATGGCTTTTTACACAAGACCTAAAGGTGATGGTACTCAATTCGTAATGGATTGGGATGATTACATTAAACACGGTTTCAAAGAAGAGTTAGCAACAATAGAAAAGATGCCACCAAGACAGAAGTTGGCATATATGGAAATAATGCGCAAGGAGGTAGCAAATGGATAATTTTGATTTTGGATTTACTTTAGTAGATGAAGATGAGTTAGACTCTGTCCAGCAATTAAATAAGGTAGTAGAACAAAGTTCTAGTAATTACGACACTGCACATGAAAAGGCAGAGGCAACACAAGACAAACTTGATAAGTTATATAATGCGATTACCCCACTTCTTAATAACCTTAAGGCTAATCCTGAAAAGGAATATATCAAATGGCCAGATAGAGTATCAAAAGTAGAAGCATTTGAAACTCATATTCAAAATATATATACCCCTAAAGGGATATAAAAATACACCCCAAAATACTTCGAAAATAGTTATACAACCCCCTTAAAATATGTTATAATATGTATATATTAAATAATAAAGGAGTTAAAAATGGAAGTATTAACAGAAGGTTTATATATTGGTTTGATCTTAGTAGCATTAATTGGTAAATACGTTCCATCACAAACGTCTAACCCGATTAGTATCACAGAAGAACTATAGTATGAATCAATTAAATATTATAAATGAAATATTTAATAACTTTAATCATGAGGAATGGCTAAAATTAAAAACGTCATTGCCTCATCGTACTTTAATATTAGATGATATTAATGGTATTTATACATCTAATATAAAACAATATGATAAATCTAAAAGTAACTCTAAACGTGGTATATACTTTCATGAAAGATATGATACAGGAGAAGTGTTGTATGTAGGACAAACTGACAACAATATTGCAGCTCGGCAGTCTGCTCATGCTGCTAATTTTAAAAATACATCTACAAGCGAGGCTTCTGGTGAAAAATATAGACAATATATAAGAAATAATAATTTAACTGAACTTATATTAAATCCATATTACATTGATTTATCACACTTACCTAAAGGCATAGCTGCAGCAATTGAGCAACGTTTTATTGAATATTTTAAACCAATTATTAATAGAGAGGAATTATAATATGAGTAACACTAGAGGAATGACTCGAAGAGAGAAAATGCAATATGAAGCTCGAATTAGAAATATGACGGGAACTTCTAAATTACATAAAGTAACTGAAGCTTATCAAGTGATTGAAGATGATAAGTTAATTGATGATTTACTTCGTAAAAATACTAAAGGTGCTAAGTGGGCTGAAGGAGCTGCATATTCTGAAGAGTTTATGTATGGAACTGATGAAGAGAATACAGCTGATTGGGTAAATTCAGGTGTAGTTGACACCGCAATAGATACTACAAATGAGGAATATTATGGCTAAGAAACAGGTACAACGTCGGAAAAAAGTGGGTATTGCTGGAGCACCTATAGATGGAAGCTTTGAGCAATTCAAGATTTACTTTCATTATGATGTAGACTCTAAAGACTTATTGGATGTTACTAAGAATTATGTTAAAAAGTATTGGGATAAACCTGATGCTAATGCAATCTTAGCTAACCCTAATTGGGAATATTCACAAAGTCATATAGCTGCAATGTGTTATTGGGTAGAACTAGATAATACTTTCCCTGAAAAATACGAGAGAGCTAAGTCTTATATTACCGATAAGTTCAATGGGTTAATTACACAAGGTAAAGCTATCTTACAAGAGAAAGCTAATAATACCTCTAAGAAATCTACTATTACCCCAGCTATGAGAATGAAAGCACATGTACTTGATACAGTGATGGAAGACTTATACTTATTAGAAGATCAATGGTTAAGTGGTGATACACCTAAAAAGATTAACTTATATAATCAAATGCAAGTACATGATATTAAAAGGTTCACGGAAATTGAATCTTGGATATCTGAATACACTACAGATTATAGAGCTTTCTTAAAAAAGGATGAAGATATTATTGAGGCTTATCCAAACTTAACACGTAAAGAAGTGTTAGCTAGAATGAAAATCCTTGAAGAGTTTGAAGCTGATTTAGAATTATTTAAATCATCTAAGAAGGCTGTACGTAAAGTAACAATTAAAAAAGTTAAAGGTGCAGATAAACAAGTAGCTAAGCTTAAGTACAATAAGAGTGATAGTAAATATAAACTTACTTCAGTTAATCCATTACGAGTACCAAGTTCAATGCATATCTATTTGTTTAATACAAAGACTGAACAACTGACAGTATTGAATTCAATGAGCCCAGATGGTATGACAGTTTCCGGAACTTCAGTTAAGGGGTTTGATAAAGAAACATCGGTTGTCTTGAAGTTAAGAAAACCAAATGATATTTTACCAATCATTCTTAAGAAGAGTGTTAAGCAAATTGATAAAGCTGTAAGTAATTTAACAACAAAGGCTAAGGTTCCTACGGGAAGAATTAACGAACACATGGTGATATTACAATGCAAGTAGAAGATATAAACAAAAAGAGTTTTTCTAGAATGGTAGAGACATATGTTAGACGCCATAAAGGATGTGAATATATAGAAGCAATCATACATTTGTGTGAAGAGAATGAATTAGATTTAAGAGATGCTAAGAGATTACTATCTAAAGAATTAATCGAACATATTGAAGTAGAAGCGAGAGATTTGAATATGTTAATAGGTGGTAATAATTCATATTCTTTACCAATTTAAGGTTTACTTTTAATTAAAAATATGTTATAATATATTATATGATGAACGGATTTGAAGCTTATCAGTATGCGAATGCTGTTAATATGCATTTTAATACTAAATATGATGCTTTTAAGTATCATTTTAAAACTAGAGTTACTGAAAAAACTTATTGGGGTAGACCAGATAAGTATCAGTTAACTAAGATTGGTAAACGATTTAATAATAAAGATGATATAATTGGATACTTCGCGGCTCATCAATTAGCTGGCAACAAATGGTCAGGTGATATGATTAGAGACGAAGATGTATACACCGATTATCTTAAACGAATAGAGAGCTTATCTTATAACTTTAAGAATGAGCTACAAGAACTTTCTGAGTATAGTTTAGATGGTTTGATAGGAATGTATAAAGATACCTATCCAATCATTATAAATAAATACCTGGAAGATACAGTGTCGATAGAGACAGTGTGTATCCTTAATGCATTAACAGGTTTCATTGAAGATGCTAACGGGAAGATTACGGAAACAATATTGTGGCCGGACATCTACAGAAAGGTAACTAAATATCAACCTTTCTTGAACTTTGATAGAGATAAGTTCTTGAAGATTGTATTAGATACTTTTACATAATGATACAAAATAATACAAATTAATATTAATATATAGGAGAAATATATGGGTTTTGCAGATATGAAAGCAAAAGCAATGAACATGGATTCATTGGTAAGTGCCGCTGAACAAGCAGGCGGAAAGAAAAAATCATACGGAGATGATCGTATGTGGAAGCCAACAGTTGATAAAGCAGGTAATGGTTATGCCGTTATTCGTTTTTTACCACCAGTTGAAGGTGATGACCTTCCTTGGGCTAAATATTGGGATCACTTCTTCCAAGGTCCTACAGGTCAATGGTATGTAGAGAAGAGTTTAACTACATTAGGTAAAGATGATCCTGTATCAGAGATGAATTCAGCCTTATGGAATACCGGTATTGAAGCTGATAAAGATACAGCACGTAAACGTAAGCGTAGACTTCATTATACATCAAACATTTTAGTTGTATCTGATCCTGAAAATCCAGAGAACAATGGTAAAGTATTCTTATACGAGTACGGTGCTAAGATCTTTGAGAAATTAATGGATGCTATGCAACCTAAGTTTGCTGATGAAACACCACTTAACCCATTTGATATGTGGAAAGGTGCTAACTTTAAAATCAAGATTGCTCAAGTAGCAGGCTTCAGAAACTATGATCGTTCTGAGTTTGGTCCGGTTGAACAATTAGCAGATGATGATAAGTTAGAAGCTATTTACAATCAAGAGTATTCTCTTAAAGAGTTTACTGATCCATCTACATTTAAGAGCTATGATGAACTTAAACTTAAGTTAACACGTGTTCTTGGTGAGGACGGTGCAGTAACTACTAGTGCTGAGCAAGTAGACTTAGACGAGAAGGTTGAGTCACCGTTTGTTGCAGATACACCAGCAGCTGCTCCAGATAATTCAAGTGATGATACAATGAGTTACTTTGCTAAGTTAGCCGCAGAGGCATAAAAACTAAAATTAGATAGCAGTTTTTTACCCCCTTAATTGGGGGTTTTTAGTATCTAGAATATGTCAGGCAAATCTGAATTATTTCCAGTTGGTGCCGGTGAAGTTGTATATACATTAGTAGTAGAACTACTAGACGATGCATCCACATTCTTATTA